ATAATGTTTGGCGTATTGAATTAGATCCAAATCAAACAGTTATTACTTCAAAGGAACTTACTAACAAAGTTATATTTTATTCCACTTCAGCCCAACCTGTAGTCTTAAACCCATACCTTAATAATATAGGAAACTGGAGTATAAATGAATATAATGCTACAATTAATAATGTTCAGGGTGAAAGGCCTAACCAATGGGTTTACGATGTAGATTATAGTACAAATCAAACTATCCCCATAAATTATTTAGGTATATTATCAGGCTCAGCGACTAGAGCAACTATTCCAGAATCTAATTTTACATCAAAATGGTGGAAAGGAATTAGATATGATGGCAGTAAAAATACTTCAGATTCTTTTAACACAAAAAATACTTTCCAAACACTTGCAATAGAAAATGATCAAAATATAAATTTAGGTGCCTCTACATTAGGACAAGCAGCTGCTTCAGATGGTACATCTGTTGGTTTATATTATTATTGGGCTGGAGGTGCAGACCCAGAGGTCCCAGGTAAAACTGCTTTCCAAATCAAATTTATGTTTGATGAAAATGGTAATGTATTTACTCCAAACCTTTCTAGTTCATATTACTACGATTTACTTTACAGTTTTGAACAAAACTCTCAATGTAACGTAATACCTTACAACAAAGATGGATCAACAACAGCTCAAAATGCTGCTCAATCAAGTATTCAAGGAATACAGACAGTTTTTTGGCCTGGAGTCTATTTTAATGCTTATCTTACTAGTCAATCTGGTTCTACAGCAAACGATGATTTTCTTTATACAAACCTAACCTTAGAAAATCAACTACAAACAGATACCATTACTTATACCTTTAGCCCCCCTTTGAATTACTATTGGTTTACAACTGCATCTGGTGTTTCATTAGATAAAATTCTTATTAATAGTACTATAAGTGGTCGTATGTGGAATAATGCGGGAGCATTAACTGATCCGACTAACGGTCTATTTGGGTCTTATGGTAAAGAGGGCCTATATTATCAGATAACAAGTAGTGCAGTAAATTATAATAGAGCAGGATTTGATAATACAACAATACCTCTATTACCTTCTCCATACCAGATGGTTTATAATTTATCTCCACCTGATGAATATTTTTCTGGTTCATTTAGTCCTTTCCCTGACCTAGTAAGAATCTCTAGTAACTCAGATGCTTCTTTTATATACTATACTTTAGACTATGCTGAAATCTCAGGATCTGGTACAAGTTATCTAAATTTACAAGGCGCAGTACCTAGTTATGGGTATGCTGACGCTGATGGTAGACTAAATGAAATAACCTTACTTCGACTTGTCCCAGCACCAGAAAAATTATACCTTAGTGTAACTAAAGCTTCTGGTGACTCAGGTCCTGGATTTGTATTACCAACTAACCCAAGCCAAAAATTAAGGGAAAATTTCCCTGACATTATAGCTGACTTATCATCGAAAAATTTAATATAATATATTTATAACAAAATACGTATTTAAAAAATGGGATATCTTAATAACTCAGTAGTAACAGTTGATGCTATCTTGACTGATAAAGGTCGAGAGTTACTCGCTAGAAACGATGGTTCATTCAGAATCACTCAGTTTGCTTTATCTGATGACGAGATCGATTATACTCTTTATAATCCATCTAACCCTTCAGGTTCAGCATATTATGGACAAGCAATTGAAAATATGCCTTTACTAGAGGCATTCCCCCTTGTAACACAAGAAATGAAATATGTTCTAACTACGCTTCCAAGGGGTACAGCAAAAATGCCTGTTCTTGATTTAGGATATTCAAATATTACCTTAAAACAAGGTGCTTCATTAGCTGTTACACCTCAAACATTAAATTATTTAGGTGGCACATCTACTTTCGAATCCAGTGGTTATACCGCTACTATAAGTGATGTACGCACGTTGAGCACATTTAACGGTGTAGGCATCAATACACCACAAGCCGATGCATTAAACAGTTCTACAACAGTAGGAACAAATGTATCTAAAACTGTTATTGGTACAACAATCAACTTAACAGCAACTACTGTTAATACGTTATTCGGTTCAAATACTCAATTACAAGCAACATTAACAGTTGTAGGTAGAGATTCAGGTGCTAGAATCACAATCCCTGTTATCATTACTAAAACTAATTAATAGATATGTCGTTTAAAAGATTAACCCCATCCGATTTTTTAGTATCTGCTGATTCAACTACAGCACCTTGTTGGACTAATAATGTTACGACATTATCTAATTTTTATACTAGTTCAAACCAAGAAGCTAGTTCTCAAGGAGATTACGTATTAGCAGTATATAATACAGTTTCAACATATACATCTGCTTCGGTCCAATTTTATATTGCCTATTGTGATGCAAATGGATCAGGTTCAACAAATTACAATTCTGCTATCCCTGGTCTTTCTCCTTCTAGGACATTATATGGTCAATACCGCAACTTAATTCTTGAAGATGAAAACTCAGGATTTGTATTTGGAGATGTAACAAGCTCACAGTATTGGGCAGTATCTATTGATCGTTCAAACTATAAACAATCTTTAATGCCGGGTACTTTAAACCTTGCTCTTAAGAATGGTTCAAATACAATTTACTTAACTGATAATAGTAACGACGTTTCAACTGTACCTTACATCAATGGTACCAGAGTTTATCAGTTAATCTCAGGTTCAAACGGTACAAATAGTGGTACCACACCTACAGGTGCTTCTGCAGCTGGTTATACAGCTTCAGGTTCATATGGTTGGTTTGTTCCTGATATGGGTACAATTTTAATCAATGCTAAAACTTTACAATTACCTGTTGCAAACGGTGGTTTAGCTCTTACATTCTCAAGTGGTAGTGGTGCTATTCCAAACGGACAAAACAACACAGTTGCTTACCAATTTATTTCAGGGGGCGATAGCTTTGGTTTAAATTCTCAAGAAAATGTAACATCTGATTATGTTTTCATCAGACCTCAAAATGCTGAATTTAACTACACAACTAATCCTTCATTTATTAGTTCATCAACTGGAGAAGTAATTTACCCACAGTTTATTAACAATCCTCAAACTTATATTACAACTGTAGGTTTATATAACGATGTAAACGAGTTGTTAGCTGTAGCTAAACTTTCTAGACCACTTACTAAAGACTTCACAAAAGAAGCATTAATCCGCGTTAAGCTAGACTTCTAAAATGAATGGGTGCTTGGAAACAATTTTTATCAAGTGATATAATTGTTAACCCGTTTGTGGTTAACAAAGGTTTTACTTTTGAAGGGCCAACAGAACTAACAGCTTCAGACGTAGGAATAGACATTTATCTGGGTCAAAATATACCCTGGGATCCTATTTATACAAATAATGATTACTCAGGATATGTTTACCCTGAATTTAATTCGCTGGTCTACAATTCTACAAAGCAATTATATTACACAAATTTCTTATCTTCTTCTACAGGTGATGATTTTAGCCAAAGAATTTTAATTCCAGGTGTAAATCAGGCAGGAAATGTTTATATAGGTTCTGCAACTAACCCCGTATTTGATAACTACTTACAAAGTACATTAACCCCTAATCGCTACTTTCCCTCAGAATCAGCTGCTGAAATTGTGGTTTGGAGTATACCTAATAAAATATATGGTGAATATATTGTCCCGGGTAGCCTTAAACTAAATTATCTTATCGCAGGCACTCAACCTTGGTTAATTACAGACGATGGTCAAGGTAATCTATATGGTTCAAGCAGTGCAGCAGGATTTGAAGGAAATATTGGAAATATAATTTACACTCACGGACTTGCTGTTATAACTACTACAGGAGATTCTGGTGTTGTTGTAAATAAGTTCAATACTTTTACATATGTTACTTGTTCTTTCTCGTCATCAATGACAATATATGAATCCCAATATAAGTGCACTTTAAGAGAAAGCGAATTTAATTACACTTTAAATCCATCAGCCCAAGTTAGTGGCTCTGTAGCTACCATAAGTGGTAGTCAATTCTATCAACCATTTGATGGCACACCTGCCAATAATGTAACAGGATCATACTTTGCTCCTTATGTAACAACAGTTGGTCTGTATGATGAAATGCAAAATCTTTTAGCCGTAGCTAAACTTGCACAACCTCTTATGACATCAGCAACAACAGACACAACTATTTTAGTTAACTTAGACTTCTAAAAAATGTGGAAATTTAATGGTGAAGAAATCACTGACATCGATCAGTTCCCTACTGGGACTTTTGGTTTCGTTTATCGTGTTTTCAATAAAAACACTGGTAAGGCGTATATTGGTAAAAAAGTGTTGTACCACAGCACAAAAAAGAAATTAACCCAAAAAGAACTTGCAGAAATAGAAGGACAAGGTCGTAGACCATCATATCGTCTTGTTGTAAAAGAATCGGATTGGAAATCTTATTGGGGTTCTAATAAACTTTTACTTGAAGAATTGAAGACAGACAAAGACAATTTTGAACGTTCAATTATATGTTTAGCTAAAGATAAAAAACAGCTTACATACTTTGAATGTAAATATCTGTTCATTTATTCGGTTCTTGAAAAACCAGAGGAATTCTATAACGATAATATTTTAGGTAAATTCTTTACAAAAGATTTGCCATCCTGAATTTTTTCATATATTTATATAGGACAAAACTTTAGACTATCAAAAATGAAAAAGCAAATTATATCTGAAGAATTTAGCCGAATGCAAAAACTTGCAGGTATTATAAATGAAAACGAAACATCTTCAATGGACGAATATGGCTATGGCAAATTAGATATCACTTCTCCAGATTGGTTTTCCAAATATGAAGAAGTAGCTAAAAAACTTAAAAGCCAAGGTAAATCTGAAAAGGAAGAAGTAGCTCAAAAACTTAAAAGCCAAGGTAAATCTGAAAAAGCAACACCTTCATTAGAGAAAATTAAAAAAGCATTGACTGACATAGTGGTAAATGAACTGCTCCCTACTATGTATGAGTTTGATGATCCAGATGAAATGGAAGAAAGAAAAAATGATTTCATTGAAGCAATTAGTTATGAAACTTCAAAGGAAGATTTGCGTGATTGGTGGAAGCAAGAGGGAAAGGAAATGGGATATGACAGAGACCAGGTTATGGACTTTTGGGCAGATGCATTAGAAAATGCATTTACATAAAATATATTTCTAACAAAATCATTTCTAGAAAAAATGAAAAAACAACTTCTCTCAGAAGAATTTACTCGTATGCAAAAACTTGCAGGCATACTAAATGAAACCACTAAAGATGAACTAGAAGACCTGATAAATGATTATATTGAACAAATTAATCAAAAACAATCAAAGGAAGATTTGCAAGCTTGGTGGGAGCAAGAGGGAAAGAAAATGGGATATGACAGAGACCAGATTGAGGACTTTTGGAAAAATGCATTAGAAATTGCATTTGTTAAAAATAAAGAAACATCTTCCTATTATGGCTGGTACTATGGGTCATCTTCATTAGAGGAAATTAAAAAAGCATTGACTGACATAGTGGTAAATGAACTACTCCCCGACCACAAGGGTTTGTTTTGATAACTACCCCAGCTACTATGGCGATGAAGATCTCTAAGCTTGGTTTTCCAAGCTTTCTTTTTTATCTTAACGCTATATGGTCAACCAACTCCTTGTAGCACTTGTTAATTCTGTTTTAGGACCTGGAAAACCAACGGCAAGAGGTAACCAAGCTCACAGCTGTCCATTCTGTCACCACCACAAACCTAAATTAGAGGTAAACTTTAGTGAAGGAAATGGAGACAAAAACCCGTGGCATTGTTGGGTTTGTGGGAAAAAAGGTTTAAAACTGATCACTTTATTTAAGCAAATCAATGCACCTGTAGAAAAAATTGCTGAATTAAAATCTCTTGTAAAATCATCATACAAAGAAGAACAGGTAAAAAACAACGACAAAATTGAACTACCTAAAGAATTTAAACCCTTATCTGAAATCACAGAAAAGGATATAACAGGTAGACACGCTCTTGTGTACTTAAAAAAACGAGGTATTACAAAATCTGATATACTTCGATATAATATAGGATATTGTGAAGGAGGAATATTTGATAAGATGATTATCGTCCCCTCATACGATGAATTTGGTCAATTAAATTATTTTGTTGCTCGCAACTTCAACCCAAATTCCCCAGTTAAATATAAAAATCCATCTCTTAGTAAAAATGTAATACCTTTTGAGTTGTTTATAAATTGGTCTTCACCGCTTGTATTATGCGAAGGACCATTTGACGCCATTTCTATCAAGCGCAATGCGATACCGCTTTTAGGAAAACATATCCAAAATAATCTGATGAAGAAAATTGTTACTTCACAGGTAAAAAAGATATACATTGCTTTAGATAAAGACGCTCAAAAGGATGCCTTAAAATTTGCTGAACTACTGATGGCAGAAGGAAAAGAGGTTTATATTATTGACCTTAAGGATAAAGATCCTAATGAGATGGGTTTTGAGAATTTTACAAATTTAATTCAAGAAACATACCCTACAAATACTTACGATTTATTACAAAGAAAATTAACCCTTATATGATAGAAAAAAATACGAAAATATACAAAAAGAGTGTAAAGAGAATATTAGAGATTGACAACGAAGCTAAACAAGTAAATTTTTTAGATACTCGTTTTTATAGAAAAGGTGAAAAATATTACCCATCTATCACCTCCATTTTACAATACTTCCCAAAAAACAAATTTTTTGAGAATTGGTTAAAGGATGTTGGTCACAATTCTGAAGTTATCGTTCGAAAAGCAGCAGATGAAGGAACACAAGTCCACGAAGCAATTGAAAATTATCTAAACGGAGAAACTATTTCGTGGATAGATGATTATGGCAATGCAAACTATTCTCTTGAGGTTTGGAAAAATATTATCAAATTTGATGATTTTTGGAAATCTGTTAAACCAACCCTTGTAGAAACAGAAATCCATTTATTTTCAGACAACCACGAGATTGCTGGCACTTGTGACCTAGTTTTAGAGATTGACGGGGAACTATGGATTTTAGATATTAAAACTTCTAATAGTTTACACACAAGCCAAGATCTACAGATTGCTGCTTATGCAGAGATGTGGAACGAAAGTTTTGAAGAAAAAGTTATTCGTGCTGGCATCTTGTGGTTAAAATCCTCTAAAAGAGGACCAGATAAAACCAAAAAGAAAATTCAAGGCAAAGGTTGGGAAGTTTACGAATCGTCTCGTAGCATCCAAGAAAACTGGGAGTATTTTGAGAAAATACATTCTTTGTATAAACTTGAAAATCCTAACGCAAAACCTGCATTTGAAACTTTACCCTTGACAATCCAATTGGAGGATTGATATTTATACGCAAACGCGTTTAAATGATCAGTTTAGTTCGTTTATTGGAAGAACTCTCCTCAAGACCTAAAGCCATTATTTTTGCTGGCTCTCCAGGTGCTGGGAAAAGTTCTTTATTAAAAAACGAAATTGAAAAATATGGTTTAAAGGTTTTAAATGTTGACGATTTTTATAAAGCGAATATGGCTAAAGCAGGTCAATCGCTTGATGTTAAAAATGCTGACCGAGAAGGTAGAAGCAAATCATCGTCAGCAATGCAGGCAGCTATTAAAAGCTATAATCAAGCCTTAAATGATGCGGTTACTAATAAAGAAAATATTGTTTTAGATGCAACATCTGGTTCATTAAAAAAAACTGCTGAATTAAGAAATGAACTTAATATGGCTGGATACGATGTTATGATGTTGTATGTGCACGCTTCACTTAAAAAAGCATTAAAAAGAAATGATAGACGTTTTGAAAAAAATCAGGGAAATGAAAGAAGTTTACCACCAGATGTGGTCGTTAAAACTTGGACAAATGTCACAAGAAACTATGGGCAGTACAGAAATATTTTTGGCGATGATTTTGTCTCAATTGTAAATGATGAAAAACCATTTACTTTATCTTCGTACGATGATATAAAAAAAGTGTATTTAGACCCATATGCGCCAAAAGACTCTATGCCTTTATCAGCAACTGATCAATCGTATCAAGATAAAATTAAAGCTGATAATAAAGCTTACATAGATGATTTTATCGTAAACAGAAGGGCAAAAGATATTTTAGATAATTCTGTTTCTAAAGATGAAATTAAAGTTAAAATAAAAGATTTTCTATCCAAATGAGCGATAAAATTCCAGGTGGTTTAGCAAAAGGTATGAGTTTAGTAGATATTGCTAAGCACCATAAAGTTCCTCTCAAATCGTTAAAAGCAAAACTTGAGCAGGGAATCAATGTTGAAATGGAGCACACTACAGATAAAGCTGTTGCTCGCGAAATTGCAATGGATCACATTTATGAAGATCCAAATTACTATACGAAGCTAAAAACAATTGAAAAAGAAGCAATAGAAGAACAACCTGTTGAAGAAAAAAAAGATCCATATGCAATTTCTGCTTATGCCCTTGAACTTCAAAAAGGACTAGAAGAACATTTACTTGAGTCAATGATTGAAGATAATATGTTCCGTTCAAATTATATAGACTTTAATCGTTTAGAAAGAGAATTAGATTACATTTTTGATGACTTAGGGATAGACATTAACTTAACTCAACATTTCAAAGATAGAGTTACACAAAGAAAAGTTGATAAGAGAGATATTATGGATTTAATGTCTAAAATACACGACCAATATTCTCAAGAAGTACGTTTTCTAAAAAGAGACGACAATAGGGTATTTAGACATTTAACTCGTTTACTTGATATTGCTTCTGTAGCTGGTGGAATCGATAATGATGGTTATAAAGATTTATTCCTTAAAACTATCCTAAAAAGAAATAATTCTAGTGAACCACCTCTTCGAACAAATTACACTTCACCAGTCTTAACTGTAAACGAAAATTTATCGTCCTATAAAGATTATATCCCCGAGATAAACAAATATATGTCAGAAAATGGTATGGAGATTGAACCATACCCAAGTGTAAAATTTATTGAAGACGATGAAAAGAATGCTAATGACCCTCTAGGTATGACAGCATTCTATAACCCAGCTCAAAAATGTGTTGTCTTATACACAATGGGAAGACACCCTAAAGATATTTTACGTAGCTATGCTCACGAAATGGTTCATCACGAACAAAATTTAAAAGGCAGTATAGGAGATAATAAAATTCAAACTACAAATACACTTGAAGACGATTATCTGGATAAAGTCGAAAGAGAGGCTTACGAAAAAGGAAACATTATGTTTCGCAATTGGACTGATAGTTTAAAAAAATAGTTTTATGAAAGAAAATGTTCTGAAAAAGCAATTCGCAGAAAAAGATGTACAACGTCTTAGAAATTTAGTACAAGGAAAATATGCAGATAAATCCCAAGTATCAGTCGGTTTTACAAAAGAAACCAATCAAGTACACAACGAAGGCGACGTTTGGGAAGCCGATGGGCGTACGTGGACAATTAAGGATGGTATTAAACAGAATGTTACAAAATTGGACAAAGCTAAAGAAGCGATTGTCTTACCTTTATTTTGTCCTAACTGCAAAAAAATGATGAAACCTAAGTTGGACAAAAAATGGTTCCAACTTTATAAACATTGTTTTGATTGTCAAATCAACTTTGAACAAGCATTAAGACTATCAGGCCAGTGGGAAACTTATTTAAAAGAAGTTAATAACCAGGGTATAGATGGTTTAATTCAAGATTTTGAAATCTGGATGGATGAAGAAATTAAAAATAAAGACAACGACTCATACATCACAGAAGCTGGAGACATTGAAAAATGGTCATCAACCAATGAAAACCTTCTTATTCAACAAAAAGAAGAAGCCATTAAATATCTGCAAAGTTTAAAGAAATAACCATATTTATAAATAAAATACTTGTGAGGAGAGGACCTGGTGACATCTTTTTAAATACAAATCCTAGATTAGGAAGAATTGCAGTAACAAAAGATACAGTAACCAATCAGGTACCTATCCCTCCCAAAGAAACTAAAAAAGAAGATAATGAGCCAATTCGACGTAGCCAAGTGGAACAAACAGAGATACCTAGCGGAAGCAAACCTCCTAGAAAGCAAAGCCCAAGAGGCAGCAAACGCAATAGACAAAGTTCTTGATGAGGTTGATCCAGCAGGTATTTTACCAGAAGATCTTGGAAACGCAATTGCTATCATAGTCAAAAAGGGATTTCAGACTGAAAAACAACAAGTATTTATGGATGCTCTCCATAAGGGTTTAGGAATAGAAGAATCTCTAAACGAAGAAAAATCTTACGACACATACACAGTAAAAATTACAACCGCAGACCCTAAAGAAGGAGGTCCTGATGAAGATTTTACTGAAAAAGTAAAAGTAGATTCTTCTTTAACTGGTGACGCTATTGAAGCAAGTATTAAAGATACCATCTATGATATGGGTTATAGACATTTATACAAACTCAATTACGAGAAAGCATAATGGAAGATTTAAAACAAATACAAGAATTCTTCTCTAAACCTTTAGAAGAAATGGACATCAATGACCCAGTCCTTATAAAAATGAGAGCTGATAAAGATAAATTAGCTAAAATGAGAGCAGCTAATGCTGGCGATGATGGTAACGATCATATCTTTAGAAAAGCTAGAGCAAACGTAAAAAAATTAGAAGCTCTAAAACAAAAACGCGCTCAAATTATGCGCGATATGGAACAAGAAGCTGAAATAGAAGGTGGTCCAATCGCAGACAAGTATGGTGCTATGCTCAATAAAATTGATAAAGCAATTGATTTACTTTCACCTCAGAAAAAAGGAGATGAGTATATGTCTTATGATGAAATCCAAAGAC